TGGAATGATATGGATATGACATTATATGATCCAATTACACCTTCCGGAGCTCAAGCAGTAATGGAGTGGGCAAGACTATCTTACGAATCAGTAACAGGTCGTGCAGGGTATTCAGACTTCTACAAAAAAGATTTAACACTTAACGTTTTAGGTCCAGTAGGAGATGTAGTATCAGAATGGATTATTAAAGGTGCATTCATTAAAACTATGTCACAAGGAGACTTTGACTGGTCAGCACCTGAAGCAGTTGAATTATCAATGACAGTAGCAATGGATTATTGCGTACTTAATTACTAATACAAGCCTTAATATAAATAAAAGCTCGATTAATTTCGGGCTTTTGTTGTTTTAGAAAAGTATTCTTCGTATATTTATAGTAAGAACTAGTTTTAATTAATAAAATTTATGGAACAAACACAAAAATTCCCAACAGAGATAGTAGATCTACCTTCTATGGGTAAACTTTACCCAAAAGAATCGAAACTATCTAGCGGTACAATAGAGATGAAGTATATGACTGCTAAAGAAGAGGATATCTTAACTAACCAAAACTATATAGAAAAAGGGATAGTAATTGATAAACTACTTAAAGCACTTATAGTAGACAAAGGTATAAATTACAATGAGTTGCTAGTAGGAGATAAAAATGCTCTATTAATAGCAGCACGTATCTTAGGGTACGGTAAGGATTATGAGTTTACTTATAATGGTTCAACAGAAAAAGTTGACTTATCTTTATTAGATAATAAGAAATTGCATACAGATATTGAAAAAGCAACAGAAAACACTTTTAATTATACACTTCCTACTACCGGACATGTAATAACCTTTAAACTCCTATCACATGGAGATGAATCAGCAATAGATCAAGAAGTAAAAGGACTTAAAAAAATTAACAAAGAATCATCAGCTGAATTATCTACTAGGTTAAAACATATGATAACAGCCGTCAATGGTGAAGCAGAGAAAAAAACTGTTAGAGCATTCGTTGATAATCAGTTCTTAGCAAGAGACTCTAGAGCGTTTAGAAACTACCTTAGAGACTTTCAACCAGATGTAGACATGACATGCTACCCAGAGAATGGTCCAGAAGGGGGGATAGACATCCCAATTGGGGTTAATTTTCTTTGGCCTGACGCCGTCGTATAGGTTATCGGTATTTACGCAAATTCACGAAATAGTATTTCACGGTAAAGGAGGGTTTGATTATGATACGGTATATAATATGCCTATCTGGTTGAGAAACTTTACATTCCAGAAATTACAAGATCATTTTGAAAAGGAAAAAGAAGAATACGATAAAATAAATAAGAAATCCCAGACAATGAAAGGTGGTAAAATAAAGAAACCATCCTACAGTACAAAGGCTCGTAAATAACGCGAGCCTTTACTATTTATAATAAACTGATCATTTAAATGGCTACCGAACAACAACAGAATAACGCAAGACTTTTTGAAGCCAAGAAGTTAATAGAGGATATTAACAGGTTAAGAGGGCAAATGAACCAAGAGCCTCTACAGCTTGGTGATGCTGAAGCTGTTAGGAACATGCAATCACTGAGAAACGAGTTTAAACAACTCGCATCAGATATTGGAGACGTAGACAACTCTGCCTCAAATCTATTCCAACAAATGGTAGGAATAGCGAAAGAATTCGGGGCTGTAAACACTCCAGCTAAGCAACTAAAAAGTGCATTTCGAGGATTAGTAGATCAAGCTGCTAAGTTAAAGAATGATGAATTAGGGTTAGTAGATCTTAGAACTAGAGACTTAGAGAGTATACAGAAAAAACTAAGCTTACAAAACGAAGCAGCACGAATAGCGGCATCTCAATTTGAAGGGCAAAGAGCATCTTATGATGCAGCACTTGCTGCAAAAGAGCAAGAAGCAGCATTACAGTCACATATAAACTCCCTTAATGCTCAAGCTGCAGCGTTAGAAGAACAGGGTAACGACAACGGTGCTTTAGTAAAACTCGCCGCTGTAGAGAACTACGAGAAAGACTTAATAAGACTTAAAAGAAAGAGAATAGGTTTAGAATCTCAAGTAGAGGACGGTGCTGCAGCAGCATTTGCGTACTTAGATGATTCAGACGGAGCTTATAATAGAATAAATACAAAGGTAGCAGAAAGACTAGGGGTAGAGAAAGAAGTATCTAGATTGACAGGTGTAACAGGTGCATTAGTAGGAGGTACAGGAGCATTAATGGAAAGACTAGGTATGAGGTCTGGAATATTTCACGATGCTATGAAAGACTCTGCTGAAGAAATGCGTAAAATGGCTAAATCCACAGCAGAAGGAGGAAAATCATTTAATAAATTACAAATAGCAGCCAAAGGTTTTTCTGTTCTTGCTGAAGGATTTGCTGGAGCATTAAACGATCCAGCATCAGCAGGATTGGCAATAGTAACCTCTTTCTTGGAAGTTAACAAAGCACAAACCGACTTTATACGACTAACAGGTCAATCAGCAGCCTCACTCGGTGGAGTAAATACCGAAGTAGCTTCTATGACCGATTTGTTAAAAACAGCAGCAGAATTCACCAAACAGACCGGACTAAATGCAGCTGCTATATTTACACCAGAACAAGTAGGGCAAATAGCAGACGCTACAGAACAACTAGGTATTTCAGCAGAACAAGGAGTTAAGCTCGGAATGATAATGAAACAGACAGGTAAGTCTGCTAATGATATAGGAGATGCTATATTCCGTAACATAGATGCAGGAGTAGCGAACAAAGTAGTTTACGACGATGTATTAAGTGCTTCTAATGATATAGTAGCATCATCCGGTGGTAACGTAGAGGCATTAGGTAGAGCAGCATCAGCTGCTAGAAAACTGGGGTTAGATTTAAGTAAAGTAAATCAAATCGCTGACGGCTTATTAGATTTTGAAGCTTCTATAGAATCAGAATTAGAAGCTCAACTACTAACAGGTAAAAATATAAACCTTAACAAAGCAAGAGAACTAGCATTAAATAACGACCTTGAAGGAGTAGCAAAAGAATTAGAGAAAAACGGAGCTTCCGCAGCAGAATTTGCTAAAATGAACCGTATACAGCAACAAGCTTTAGCAAAAGCTATGGGAATGTCCAGGGATGAGCTGGGTAAGATGGTCCTGACAAAAGAAGCAATGGCTGATATGTCAGCTGATGAAGTAGCAAATGCTAGAGGAATGACGGTAGAACAATCCAAGCAAATGGATATTCAAGCTAAAATTAAAAAATCTATGGATAGGTTAGCTCAAGCCTTTGCTCCAATCTTAGAAGCAGTAGTGCCAATAGTAGAAGCATTATTAACAATAATTAGACCTATCGCTGCAGCAGTCGGATATCTTTTAAAGTTCAAAGCAGTATCTATTGCGTTAACAGCAGTACTAGGTACAATAGCCACTTTTTTTGCAGCAAAGAAAATAGCTAATTTTGTAGGTGTAGGAATAAAAGGATTTAATGCAATGCGTGCTTCGATATCTTCAATGGGCGGAGGACTGGAGTCCGTAAAAGGTCTGTTTGGAAAAGCAGGTAAAAGCATAACAGACTCATTTAGTAAAGGACTAGGAGATAAAACAAAAGTTGCTTTTGATAAAAGTATAAACCGATTTAGGGATCAAGCAACTGGTAAATTAGTATCTGCTGATAATGCAAAAAAATTAGGAGCTAAGATGCCTGATAGTTTGAAGAAAACTGGCGATAAGGTAGGGGATTTAGGAAAGAAAACAAAAGGCATAAAAGCAGATTCAGGAGCAGGCATCAGAGGATTTCTTAAAGGACTAGGAGATGGATTAGCATCTATCGGTAGACAGATAGGCGATGTTATCAAAGGTTCTATAGCTATAGGAGTAGCAGGATTAGCTTTAGGCGGTTCATTCGCACTTGCTTTAAAGATGGTTAAAGATGTAGATCCAACACAAATGCTTGCATTTGCTACTTCTATATCTATGTTTGGACTTACATTAGCGTTATTAGGTAAAATAGGAAAAGATGTAATTAAAGGTTCACTTGCAATGGCTATACTAGGTGTGGGACTAATACCAGCAGCATATGCTTTTAGCCTTCTTAAAGGAGTAGACGCTGGATCAATGTTCGCATTTGCAGGAGCATTATCTCTTTTAGGATTAGCAGCAGCAGGATTAGGATTCTTATTCCCTTATATAGCTATGGGTTCAGGAGCACTAGCCCTGCTTGGAGCAGCATTAATCCCTGCAGCTTATGGGTTCTCTCTATTGCAAGGAATAGATATGGATACTATATTAAGTTTTGCAAAAGGAGTAGGAGTTCTAGCGCTAACAACAGCATCACTTGGACTGATAGCACCTTTAATCTTAGCCGGTTCATTAGCATTAGCAGCACTAGGTATGGCATTAATTCCATTAAGTTATGGATTTAAAATGCTAGGAAGTACTCCTATAGAATCAATTGTAGGTAAGTTACAAGGATTAGCTTTATTAGCTCCACAGTTAATGTTAGTAGGAGCAGGACTAATGGGAATAGCAGCAGGCTTAGGAATGATAGCAATTTCAGGAATAGCAGCAATACCGGCTCTAGCCGCCTTATCTGCTTTTGCTTTAGTA